AATTATGGCGGAAATTAAAAAGTATGAGACTCCTGAAGAATACCGAGAAGGTGATTTTAAAATTTATCTAAGAGATGATGGCAATTTAAATCTTATTATTAAACTGAAAGATGAAACTCTCAATTGGTTCATTGACTTAGAAAAAGACGAAGATATTTTTGACCTCTTTGGAAAAGCAGGAAAATATCCTGCTATTGTCGGTAAAGACCTTAATAAGAAAAAGGTCATTGATGAAGGAGAAGTTAAGTTAGGTGTTCAAAGAACAGGCTATCACGAATACTTCTTAGAAGGTAATAAATTTGAAACAAAGATTCACTTTAGAGTAATCCCTGCCGAAGAAGGTAAAATGTGGATTGCTTTTACTGGGTATAAACAAAGCCCTGCTGATAAGGATAAGGATAAAGGATTGTGGAATATTTATGATGATGGGTATAATGAGTTGCCCCTCCCCAAGAAATAAAGCGAGTCCATTATATACTTGAAAGGATAACGGAGGTTTGAAACACATGAACGGAGGTGTCTTGGCGGTAAGGAATGACGATTTCAGCATTCTCAAAAGCGCAGACGACCTTATGATTGGAGGATATGCAAGCATTGAAATCGTGGATAAACAAAATGATTTAATCACATTAGATGCTTTACAAGACGCAGTTAAAAAATTCATGGAAGAACCAAGATTCAGAAATGTAATGACAAACCATTCAAATGTTCAAGTGGGAGAAGTAGTAGATTCATACCGAGATAAAAACGGAAGATTATGGAAATCAGAAGTAGATGATGTCGGATTCTTTGTTGTGATTAAATTAAGAGACGACATAGAAAAAGCAAAAGAAGTAGGAAGAGGAATTCGCAAAGGGTCGTTAAGGTCATTTAGCATTGGTGGACAAGCATTACGAAAAGTAAAGAAAAGCCACGAAAGGATGGGAGAATACAACGAAATTAGCAAATTGGAGTTGCATGAAATTACTATCTGTGAAAAAGGAATTAACCCCGAAGCGAGATTTGATATACTAAAACAAGAAAAAACAGGTGATGTTATGACACAAGAAAAACTGGAAAAAGCATTAGGCGAATTGGATGAACTTTTGAAGGAAGTCAATTCGTTAAGAAAAGAAGAAGGAGAAACGGAATCGGGCGAATACATGAACACCGAGATGGCCGCTAATGAGGACATAGAAGAAGGTAATTATGAAGAAATGGCCGCTAATGAGGACATGGAAGAAATGGACATCCAAACCGCAGAAGAAAGAGAAAGAGCAGAAAAGGCTTATCTCCGAACCCTTGACGGTGCTGGAAACCAAATCGGTGAACCTGCTGATAGAATCGTTATCAACAATGGTCGCCCCACTTCTTCTGATATGCCTGTTGTTAAGGCATTCAACAACAATGAATTGCAAACGCTTGATTTGAGCGTTAGCAACATTGAGAAGGCTTACGAGGCTTTCCGCCAAGAGCAATTAGAGGCTTTGGCTTACGATAACCTCAAGAAGTCTTTTGAAGACAGATTCGCTCAAGAAGTGAATAACAGAGAAAATGTGATTGCCAAGCAAAACTACGATGCTGCTTCAGAAATCGCTTCTCTTAAGAATGAATTTAGTGAACTCCGTAAGTCTCTTACTACGGAAAAGAACGAAATTCGCAAGGCACAAGAAGAAAGTGCAGTTAATGTTCCAACCGTTGATGATGTCGCCAGTATGGACTGGTCAGACATTCACAAAATGGTTCGTGGAATTTGAGGTGATTAAAGATGACTGGATATATTAATACAATTGCAGACTTAGAAGCACAGACTTATGGAATTAACAACTTACCCGCCGGTAATGCTCTTTTAAAGCAAGCGGGTGCTGTTGGTGGTATTCATACAGGACACGACGGTTCTCCTTCCTTTTCGGGAAGCGCAGTTTCCGATGTTTCCGCCCTTTACAACATAGTTTATGGGCAGAAAGTTTGGTCTATGCTTAACCGTGAAGTAAACGCTCTTTCAATGATTTCAAAGCGTCCATATACATCAAGTGGTTGGCGAGTTTTGAAGTCTCGTCCTGCTGGTGGCTCTGGAAATCTCTTTTCCGTCGCTACTTCGGGAGATGCCACATTAGATGGTTTAGGCGCAGATGCTCCAAGAGCCGACCGAATCGGTGGTGTTCCTGAAAATGCAGGTCTTTCTAACTCCCAAGACGGATTAGGCCCAATTGCTCCAACCTATGCTCAATTAAACATGAGTCCAAAGGTTATTGCTCATCAATTTGATTTCAGCGAATTGGCTATGGAAATGGCTCAAATTGACGATGGTATTGGCGATATTAGAGCGCAAATGCGTGAAGATATGGGTAAGCACCATGCTGAGGTTCAAAACAAAATGCTGGTTATGCCACTTGAAAACTATCAAACGGCTGCTTTGACCAATATCGGAAACAACTACACTTCTTTGATGAAGGTTATTTCAAGTCGTGGCGAAATTTTAGCCAGCGATACCGCTTTAGGCGATACTTCGGCTACTGCTTCAACAATTGATGCTAAAATCTATGGTAGTGAGCGATTTACTGCCGCTTCTTTCCTTGATGCAGAGGTTGATTTTGGAACTGATTATACGGCTGGAAATGTTCGTTCTTTGACGCTTACTCGTTTAAATGACATGATTCGCAACCTGCGCCTTGCTGGTGGTTCTCCAAAGGTTATCCTTACGGGATATGACACCATTCAAGCCCTTGCTGACCTATTGCAGAGCCAAGAGCGATTTATGGACAGAAAGGAAATTGTTCCCACTGTTAATGGTGTTCGTGGAACAAAAGGCCAAGAAGTCGGTTTCCGTGTTGCTACCTATTATGACATTCCTTTGATTCCTGTTAAGGATATGCCACAAACCGGTGCGGCATCCACAAAATTATCCGACATGCTTTTCCTTGATACCGACCATTTGTGGCTATCTGTTATGAAACCAACCCAATACTTTGAGGATGGTATCGCAAACGGAAATCCATTCGGCGTTGGAACTCTCGGAAACAGAGCCTTATACCGAACAATTGGTGAAGTTGGCTGTTCTTTCTTTAGAGGACAGGGTAAAATCACTAACATTCAATGAGGACAAAAAAAGGAGATGATTTATTATGGCATGGACAACGACAGTATTATTTGAAATGAATGTGGAAGGAAACCGAAGAATGGTTTTTGGAAAGACTACGACCGATAGCGCAGACGATGATGTAGCAACGGGATTATCCCGTGTTGATTCGTTTTTGTTTTCTCACTCTGGTTCAGCAGTGGAAGCAAATGCGGCAGTTATTAAGGAAAGTCTGCCAAATACCGATGGCAATATTAATGTGATTTGCACTTCGGGCGATGTTCTTTATTGGATGGCAATTGGCTTTTGAGGTGTTTTAAGTGGCACACACTATTACGCTTTTAGGCGACCACAAAGGCTATACCCGTTCAAGGGTAAATGGCGCAGAATATGTGGTTGATGCGGCAATTGACATTACTACATATGATTCTGCTGGTGATGTTGGTGAATTGATTACCGCCTCAGAATTGGGATTATCCTCAATTACCGCAGTAGAAATTACAGGACAAGAAGCAGTTAATGGAATTGCTGCGATTAGAACGGATTCTTCAGGAGACTATGAATCCTCTTCTTCGTTTAAAATTCTGTTTCTGCAACCTTCTGCTACTCCACAATTGTTGGAAGAAGAAGCAGATGATACCAATATTGGTATTGTTCGGGTTAGAGCATACGGCAACCTTTGAGGCGATAGCATGGTTTCAGTAAAATTGACAGAAAACAGTCAATTAGGGAGCCGATTCGTTATTGAGGGATTAGAAGGGTGGACTGAGATTACTCGGAATGAAGCCGCTTCTATCTCTCTCCGAAGGGCGATTATTGGTCTTTCTGACACTAATTTAATGTTTGCTTTTGATGAAGAAGATAGAGAAGGTTTAATGAACCTATCTGAAAAACTTCTTAGGCTTGCGGCATTAGAATTAGATAAGGAAAGTCTTACTGCTCAAGAATTGTGCGATTTGCTTCTTCCTAAGCCAAAGGCTTTATCAAAGAAGAAAACCCCCAAAAAGTCTTCTTTGAAGACTGAATAACATCGCACCTCTTAAATAGGTGTTGTTGTTATCAACGGATAGGTGATACTATGGCGGGTCAAACTTGCAGGTCAAGCGGCGTTTTAGCGGCAGATAAAATTGTTTCAAATGAACAATGCTTATTAGTTTCTATTCACGCTTGCGAAACGGCTGGAGGAACAGGCGAAATTAGGGTTTATGATGGAACCAGCGCAAGCGGAACAGAAATCGCAAGGATTGTTTTAACTGCAAATCAAACAATTGAATTTGATATGCATGGTGTTTTAGCGAGAAACGGATTGTTTTTCAAGAAACAATCTGGAACCGTTGCCTGTTCTATTGAATTTGCTTGAGGTGATTTTATGCCAGCATTAAATACAGAAACCCGTTTGGTTATGACGATTCTTTTCGTTGGAACCGTTAGCGGAGCAAATGTTTTCTTTTACGCAAATTATGGAACAGGTTTCCCACACGGCACTTTAGCCCATGCAATTCTATTTGGGTTGATTACTGTCGGTGCTATCATGGTTTTGAAAGCACTATTTGATATTGCTCTTAATGATAGAATTGAGATGTATCTTCTTGACCAAAGAATCAAAGCATATTGGGAAAGAAAATCAAAAGAAGAAGCCCAAAGGCAAAAAATTCGTGAAACCTATAAAACTACTATAATTGCTCAATCCCCTACTTATGAATCGGCTGAAAATTCTATTGGAAATGAATTTTTAGCGGCTTTACAGTAGGTGATTAAATGATTGGCGACTGGTTGGGATTTTCCGATTCCGATTATATGTATAATCAAACTAGAGCGCATTCTGCTGATATTTTTTTTCTTAAAGCAAAGGCTTGGTTTTACGGTATTACTTGCACCGTTGCTGGCTTTTTGTTTGGGAATATCATGGGTGTTTTTGATTTAAATATCATGGGTTTCCTGTTTGACACTTTGTTAAACGGGTGGGGGCATTAATGTCATTAATGACAGGCTTTGCTATTTTAGTCGGTGAAGCAATTATAGGATTCTACAAAAAGGTTCACGCAATTAATTTTGGAGTTTACGGGGCCACAATGGTAGGAAAAACAACATTAAGTCATCAGTTAAGAACAAGGGGAGAAGTGCCTACAATACAAGAAAGAACAGTTGGAAAGCATAGAGCCTCAAGAAAAACAGTTAAAATAGACGGAGAATCCCATACAGTAAGGAGCGCAGATATTGGCGGAGAAGCAATTTATTGGAAGCAATGGGAAAAAGATATGCGAGAAAGAAGAGTAAAGTATGTTATATTTATGATTGACCACCGACACTTAGATAGTAATTCAAATTTAGACCACCAATTAGCATGGAAGTTTTTAGTAGATACAATTATTTCAAACACATGGTCAAACGGTAAAAAGAAAAGAGATTCAGATTTTCCTATGGCTGTTGGTATTTGGGCAAATAAATATGATGTTTGGGGAGAAAAACATAAGTCTGATAAAGAAATAGACAAACATGAAATTTTTGAGCCATTCACATATGGAATGAGAAAACTAAATGATAAAGGAATACCGTGTTTTAAGTATATTGTATCAGCAAAATCACAACCAGAAATGGTGTATAAAGGGATTACCACAATGATAAAGGACTACTGATTATTATGTGGAAAGATATTTTAAAGGGTAGAGGGTCAGCAAGGAAATTAAATCATAGTTTTTTGAAACAACTCACTTTAAGTTT